TCAATCATTGCGACATAGAAGCTTTTTAGATTGTAAGCCCGCAGGTTCAGCCAGACTGCCACTCAGCCATTCATCCAGCTTCGACCAGCGCCGCCGCCCCGAGACGTTCTTCACGGCGATGGCCACGGCCTTCTTCTGGCCGACCAGCACGACCAGCTTCTTGCCGCGGGTGACGCCGGTGTAGATCAGGTTGCGCTGCAGCATGGCGTAGTGCTGAGTCATCACCGGTATGACGACGGCTGGATATTCGGAGCCCTGGCTTTTGTGGATGGTCGCGGCATAGGCCGGTACCAGCGTGTCGAGCTCGCCGAAGACGAAGCTGACCGTGCGCCCGTCGAAATCCACGGCCACCTCGCCCTCGTCGAGATCGACATCCTCGACCATGCCGATATCACCGTTATAGATGCCCTTGTCGTAGTCGTTCTCGATCTGCATGACCTTGTCGCCGGGGGCGAAGGTCCAGCCGAACCGCTCGACCTTCTTCTCTCCTGCCGGGTTCAGCGCGGCCTGCAGCTCGATGTTAAGCGAGCGGGCCCCGATGCCGCCACGGTTCATCGGACAGAGAACCTGGATGTCCTTGATGGGATCGAAGCCGAAGCGGCGCGGGATGCGTCTGGAGACGAGCTCGACAATACGCGGCACGGCCTGCTCCGGGTCGGCAGCCGGCACGAAGTAGAAATCCGCTTCGCCGTCGGGTGCCGCAAGATCCGGCATGCGCCCGGCATTGATGGCATGCGCCGTGGTGATGATCTTGCTCTGCGCGGCCTGCCGGAATACCTCGGTCAGCTGGATCACGGGCACGGCGCCAGAGCCGATGATGTCGGCCAGAACCTGACCGGGACCGACCGAGGGCAACTGATCGATGTCGCCGACGATCAACAGCGCCGCCGCGCTCGGCACGGCCTTCATCAGCGACTGCATCAACAGCACGTCGACCATCGAGGTCTCATCAATGACCAGCAGATCGCAGTCGAGCGGGTTCTCGTCATTGCGCTTGAAGCCGAAGGCCTTGGGGTCGAACTCGAGCAGCCGGTGAATGGTCTTTGCTTCCATGCCCGTGGCCTCGGACATGCGCTTGGCCGCGCGGCCCGTGGGCGCGCAGAGCAGCAGCTTCACGTTCTTTGCCGCCAGGATGCGCAGGATCGAATTCACGATGGTCGTCTTGCCAACGCCGGGGCCGCCGGTGATCACCATGACCTTGGATCGCAGTGCCAGCCGGACGGCCTCGGCCTGGCTGGCCGCAAGAGTGAGACTGGTTTTCTGCTCGATCCAGGGCAGCGCCTTGTCGGCATCGATTTCCGGCCATGGCAGCGGGCCAGCGCGGACCCGCTCGAGGTGCTCCGCGATGCCGCGCTCGGCACGGTAGAGCCCTGTCAGGAAGATGCAGTCCGCATCCCCGAGGCGATCGGCGGTGACTGTTTCCTCGGCAAGTTCCTCGAGCAGGGCTCTCTCGATCAGCGCCGCAGGGACCTCCAGCAGCCTTTCCGCAAGTCCGATCAGGTCGGCGCGCGGCAGGCTACAATGGCCGTCGCTCATGGCTTCGGACAGCGCGAAGGAAATTCCTGCGCGCACCCGGATCATGGCGGTTTTCTCAATGCCGAGTTTTTCTGCGATCACGTCCGCTGTTCGGAACCCGATGCCGCGGATGTCCTTGGCCAGCCGGTAGGGGTTTTCGCTCATGACCTGCACGGCATCGGTGCCATAGGTCTTGAAGATGCGCACCGCGCGCGCTGTGCCGACGCCGTGCTCGTGCAGGAACACCATGATCTCGCGGATCACCTTCTGATCGGCCCAGCCTGCGGTGATCTTGTCGGCCCGCTTGGGGCCAATGCCCTCGACGTCACGCAAGCGCTCGGGCGTGGCTTCGATGATGTCGAACACATCCTTTCCAAACATCTTGACCAGCCGTTTGGCATAGACCGGCCCGATGCCGCGGATCATGCCCGAACCGAGATATTTCTCGATCCCGTCGATGGTCGAGGGGGCCGAGGCCTTCAGGAACTGCGCCTTGAACTGAAGGCCGTGATTGCGATCATTGAGCCAGACGCCCGAGGCGGTGATCCATTCGCCAGCCGAAATCACCGCCGCATGGCCCACGGTGGTTACCAGATCCCGGTGCCCTCTGGCCTTCACGCGGAGAACGCAGAAGCCGTTTTCCGGATTGTGGAACGTGACCCGCTCGACCAGACCGGCCAAGACCTCGGAACCTGATTGCGAAGTAATATCCGGCTTCACGACAAGACCTCGGTCAACTGCATTCGGGCATTGACAATTCTAGCCCCCTTGACGCAATATCCAATAATGATCGACCTGCGCTCGACGAAAGCACCGTCGGGCGTTTTGTATTTCAGGAGTGGTGCGCGCCCATCAAAATGAATGCGGCCCGTCACAGCTCCCGTCCATACCAGCGCACGCGTCCCACAATATTTACTTCCTCTGCGGTGCATTCATAGGGGGAATACTGATGGTTGTCGGAGATGATCCGCACCCTCGGCGGGTCACTCATTGGCACATGCTCAAGGCGCTTGGCCACCAACCCCATCCCGTCGTGTAGAACGAACACGCCCGGTGGCACAGGATTGCGCTGGTTCATGTCGACAAGAATCACATCACCGTCGTTCAGGGTCGGCATCATGCTGTCGCCCTGAACGGCCATGACGCGCAGCATGGATGGCGCCGCCCTGAGCCGGTCGCGGATCCATGCGCGCCGGAAATGAAAGTCGCGAGCCGGTCCGTCTTCGTTCTCAATAACGGCCCCGCCGCCCATTGAGGGGCGCACAGAGGCGTACTGGATGGCGACGAAATCATTGTGGTAGTCTTGGGTGATGGGATCGTCCCCCTCGACACGGCCCTTGCCTGACAAGAGCCATTCGGGTTCCACCCGTAACGCATCAGCGATGCGGTTGAGCTTGTCGATGTTGGGGGTTTGTGATCGTCCACGGAGAATGTCGTAGACGAAGGACCTGTTGACCTCTGCGCCTCGCGCCACTTCTGCGACGGACATGCCGAGCTGGCGGATCCGCGCGCGCAGGCGTTCATGCATTGGCACAGACATATTCACTCCTACTGTTGATGTCTTGTGGAAAAGACAGGATTGAAGCGCGCTTGTCAATTCTCTAAAAACATATCGTGAACATTATCGGCGAAGGATTCGGAGATGCGGCTTGAGCGGGATGCATTTGAACTGGCCGAGCTTGCCGAGCGCTGGCGCATCTCTGGTGCAGATATCCGTTACCTGGTGGCCAACAAGCAGATGCAGCTTTCAGTGCGCGTCGTGGCCCAGCCTGCACTGCTGTCCGACGAGGAACTGACGGCAGAGGGTGAGCCGTTCTGGTTACCCAGCGAGGAGACGATGTTTTCCGGGCTTGGCGATCTGGCGCTGCGTGATGCCTTCAAGCTTGTTCGGGATGGAGAGGGCGTTGTTACCCACCTCTTTCTGCCTGAGGCCAGGATGGTGACGCTGCGCGGCGGTGATGGCATCAGCTTTTCGCACGTGGACCTGCTCGTTCGTCGAGAGCGGGCAGAGGCGCTTGAGCGCGAGGTGATCAACGCGCCCAAAGATCAGCAGAATGCGTTTGATTTCAGGCTTTTTGTCTTTGACGGTCAGGAGTTCGCGTTCACCGTGCCACAAGCGCGGGCCCTCGAGTTCATGGTGGCGCAAACGCGCGATGGCGCTCCGGATCAGCATTACATCGACATTCTGAACGCAGTCGGTTCGGCCTCGCAGCGGCTGAGCAGCCTGTTCAGCCGCAAGCCCTACTGGTCGCGGTTGCTGCGCAAGACCGAGGGCCGACGGGGATGGTATCACCTCGATCCAAATTTTGTGATCTGGTTACTCACCAGCCAGTGACACGGATCGCTCTCGATGTTCGCCCGCCCGCTCCGGCGGGCGTTTTGATTCGGTGCTGTGGCACAGCTCGCACGCCCGGCTTGTCTGCATTTGGTATGCATCTGGTCTGCACTCGTATGCACTTGTCTGCACCGAGAGCGGGATGGGCACATTCCTGCGATAAATCAGCAGTTTAGAAAAATGCGCAGTGCATCCCACTTGTGGGACTTATGCATTCTTAAAATCTGGCATTCCTTCTCCACGGATCGAAAAGGAGAAGCGAATGGCTGACCAATTTCTCAACCAGGTCCACCTTGCACGGCGCTGGCAAATCAGCCCGCGCACGTTGGAGCGCTGGCGCTGGACGGGCGAAGGGCCCGCGTATTTCAAGATTGGCGGTCGCGTCGTCTACAAGCTCGTCGATGTCGAAGCATATGAGAACGGCCGGCGCTGTGAAAGCACCGCGCAAGGCACGGCATTCCGGGCGGTGCAATGATCATGGCGCGTTTTACCCCGGGCCCGCAGGCTGAACCGGCGCGTGGCGCAGACCGTGCCGCCGAGATCACCGACATCGACCTCTATGCGTGGGTCGCGCAGGCCGAAGCAGGTGACGCGCTGATCTATCACCGCGGATTTCTCGTGGTCGATGCGCACAAGACGGTCTCGACGCTGCCGACAGACCGGCGTCTTGCCCTGCGCGGCGTGGCCGATGCCGCGTTTCGCGCCGCCGAGCAGGGTCTCGTGCATCTCGTGCAAGAGCGGCTGGACACAGACCGGTTCGCCTACATCGCCATCGCCCGTCCCAAACCCAAAGCCGCCGCCGCGTCGCTCTCTGCGCTGCTGCTTGAGGAGCAGGCCGCGTGAGCGCCCCCGTCCATACACCACCCAATGACCAAGGAGGCCCAGTCATGCCGTTTCCCGAGAACACCCCGAGCGTGGATGACATGCTCAACATGCCGACCGGCGAGCTGGCCCGGATGCCCGTCGAACTGCTGGCTATCGTGCAAAACGAGATCGATGCACGCCTCAAGCGCGACAAGGCCGCCAAGACCCGGCTCGATGGCGCGCTGAGCGTGCGCTACGCTGATCGCGCCGCCAAGGAACGGCAGGCCCACGGCAAGGACACCGGTACCGTCAGGTTCGATGACGGCGATTTCACCATCGTCGCGGATCTGCCCAAGCGCGTGGACTGGGATCAAGAGAAGCTGTCGCAGATTGCCGCCAATATCGCCCATAGCGGTGAGGATCCGGCCGAGTTCATCGACACCAAACTGTCTGTGTCCGAGCGAAAGTATGGCGCGCTGCCTGAAAGCTGGCGCGATGGGTTCGAGCCTGCGCGCACCGTGCGCATGGGAACGCTGAAGATCACCATCGCGCCGAATGAGGCCGCGTGATGACAGAGCCTGCTCCCATCCCAACCGCCGCCTCCGATCTGCCAAGCCTGATCGACCGCGCGGCCAGCATGTTGGCCGGTGCAAAGACCGCGGCCGAAGTTCTGGAAGCCCGCGAATGCGCAGGGTTTGCCTATGACGCAGCCAAGCGCGCCTCACGTCTGCACAAGGCCAAGTCCGCCCATGACGATCTGATCGCGGCCGCGCATCGCGCGCAGGCTGATGCGCTGGAAATTGAGGCTGCTGCCAAGCGGCGACTGGCCGATGAATATGACGCGGCACAGGCGCGCGGCGAGGTAGCATCTGACGGGCGTCCCAAAACCGTTGTGGGTGACAACGGTATTCCCGCGACATCGGCCAATCTCGGACTGCGCCGTGACCAGATCCATGAAGCGCGCCGCCTACGTGACGCCGAAGCTGTCGAGCCGGGTCTTCTGCGCCGCACCCTCGACGCGAAACTCGAGCGCGGTGAAGAACCGACGCGCTCCGCGGTCCGCCGCGCGGCAGAGGATCGGCTGCAACGCTCTCTCGACCGTCTGCAGCGCATTCAGGAAAGCGTCAAGCGCCTCGAACAAGAGCGCCCGCCACCACTGACGCCGGAAATGCGGGCGCGCCAGATCGCGGTGTTCGGGACGCAAGAAGATCGCGCGATCTGCGGTCGGATCGAAGAAATCATCGAGCGCATCGATGAACAACCGAGCCCCGCAGAAGCGGTGCGCCGCATCCCACCGGCCTCGCGCCATGCCGTCGATACTGCGCCGATCAGGCGCGCGGCCGCCTGGCTCACCGACTTCAGCACTCTTTACGAACAGGAGGTCCAGAATGGGACAGATGCGACTGAATGATGTTGTCGCCGAGATCGTCGGCGAAGTGATCGCGGGGCGCGCGATCAACAAGCGCCAGGCGGCAGTCAATCGCTGGGACGATATCGATGCCGACGGCCAGTATCTCTCCGGGATCGATGGTGTTGTCGCGCGCATCGACACGCAGGCACGCTGCCTGAAGCTCAAGGCAGAACAGGCTGCCACGCCAGCGCAGGCGGAACTGCCATTTTCACTGCCGGTGGCCGTTGCCATGGATCTCGAAGGCACGACGCTGGTGTCGACCCGCCAGCTGTCTCGCGCCGAGTTCGAACGCGCCATCGAGATCCGCCGCCTCCAGATCGCTCATGACAGCGCGGCGCTGCGCGAATGGCGCGAGGCCCTACGCCAGGCCGATCGGTTCTGGGCAGCGCGTCCTGACTGGAGCTTCGGTGACTGTCTCGACGCGATCCTCGCACAGGGCGGTTTCGCCCCTTCAAGCGGCGAGGTGCTGGTATGAGCCTGCGTATTCTCACCGCCGATGAGCGCCTGCAGGAAGCGCAGGGCAAGACCACCATGGCGCTGTTCGGGCCGAGCGGGGCGGGCAAGACCACGCTCCTGAAGACGCTGCCGACCGAGGAGACCGTCTGCCTCGATCTCGAGGCAGGGCTGAAGTCGGTGCAGGACTGGCGCGGCGACAGCCTGCCGATCCGCCGTTTCGCCGACGCCGTGGACATCGCATGCCTGATCGGCGGGGCGAACCCGGCGGCCCAGCCCGACGAGCATTTCTCGGAGGCGCACCACGCGCATCTGCGCGGGCAGCACCCCGAACTTGCAGCGCGTCTGGATGCCAAAAGCATCGTCTTTGTCGACAGCATCACCGACTTGACCCGTCAGGCGATGGCCTGGGCCAAGACCCGGCCCGAGGCGATGTCGGAGCGGACCGGCAAACCCGACACCCGCGGCGCCTACGGGCTCCTCGCCCGCGAGGTGATCGGGCTGCTCAAGCATCTCCAGCACGCGCCCGGCCGCACCGTGATCTTCGTCGGCATCCTCGAGCGGATCACCGACGAGATGAACCGGACGATCTGGCAGCCGCAGATGGAGGGCGGAAAAGCCGCGCGCGAGCTGCCCGGCATCGTCGACCAGGTCCTGACCCTCGGCCTGTTCACACAGGAAACCGACCAGGATGGGGCGACCAGCTGGCAGTACGACCCCGAGAAAGGCGAGACGCGCCGCCTCGTCTGCCGCTCCGGCAATCCCTGGGGCCTGCCCGCGAAGGACCGCTCGGGGCGCCTCGACCTCACCGAGCCCGCCGATCTCGGCGCGCTCCTCTCCAAGATCAACCAGACCCAGAAAGGATAATCTCCATGACCTTCGATATGAACGATGTCGCACCGCAGCAATCCGGCGACCTGATCCCCGACGGCACCTTCGCCAAGGTGACCATGTCCATTCGCAAGGGCGGCACGGACGGGGCGAGCGAGGTGGATCGCGGGCTGCTGAAACCCTCGAACCAGCCCGGCAGCGACGTGCTGATGGTGGATGCCGAGTTCACCGTGGCCGAGGGGCCGCATGCCCGGCGCAAGTTCTGGCAGAACTTCACCGTGCAGGGCGGCAAGCTCGACGAGCAGGGCCAGTCGATCGGCTGGAAGATCTCGAAGTCGACCTTCCGCGCGATGATCGACAGCGCGCTCGGCCTGAACCCCGACGACATGAGCGAGGCGGCCAAGGCCAAGCGCGTTCTGCGCGGGCTCGCCGATCTCGACGGGATCACCTTCGTCGCCAAGATCCAGATCGAGCCGAGCCGCAACCCCGCCTACAAGGACGCCAACAAGCTCGACCATGTCGTGCTGCCGACCGCGCCCGAGTGGCAGAGAGTGATGGCGGGCGAGACGGTGCCGGCGCAGCCCTCGAACAAGCCCCGGCCCGCCACCGCGCCCGCGCAGCCCGCAACCCCCGCCTGGGGGCAGTCGCAGCCCGCCGCGGCGCCGGCCGCGCCCGCGTGGTCGTCGCCCGCCGGCCAGCCCGCCGCCCAATCTGCGTCCGAACCCGCCGCGCCGAAGACCGCGGGCGGCCCGGCCTGGCTCAACCCGTGAGCCCGGACGAATGGCAGGCGCATGTCACCACAGAGGCCGCCCTTGCGATGGGGCGCTGGCTCGAGGCGCGGGGGCGGCTCGACCGCCCCATCGCGACCCTCACGCGAAAGGATCTCGAATGCATGGCCTCAAACGCGATCGGCCGCTTCCTCGTGCTGGCCTCGGAGCGTCGCTCCACCGCGCCGGACGCGGAGGAACGGAAAAACCTCGACCTGCTGCTCATGGGCTGACCCGCGCCGAACTCGGCCGCCGCGAACCCTGCGCGCTCTGCGGCCGGGAGGCCCGGGGCTTCGGCTACTGCCACGGCCTGCGCCGGGATCGCCATCCCCACCACCGCTTCTGCTCGATGGCCTGCCTCACGGCGGGCTCGGCCATCGCCAAAAGGAACCACGGCATGATCGACAAGACCGACATGGAAACCCGCGCGATCGTTGAGGCGCGCCGCACGCTGGCCGAGGCGCTGACGGAGATGGGGCTGATGGAGCCCTTCTTTGATCGCCCCGCTGCCGACATCGACTGCGTGATCGAGGCCTGCGTCGACGGATTTCAGGCCTCGATGCGGCGTCAGTCCGATGCCGGCGACGTGCCGTTTTAGGGAGGGTTTGAAGATGCTCGATCTCAACCACAATTCCGGCTTCGTCTACGGACGTCGCGCCACCGATCCCGAGCCTCTTGGCGCGCGGATCAACACCTGCGTCGATACGGCGCTCGAGGCCGAGCGGCAAAAGCAGCGTCCGCGCGACTATCTCGGCGCCAGCCGGATCGGCGAGCCCTGCGCGCGCCGCCTGGTTTTTGAATTCACGAAAACCCCGGTCGACCCGGGCAAGGACCTCGAGGGGCGGACCCTGCGCATTTTCGAAGCCGGTCATGTCTTCGAGGATCTGGCGATCCGGTGGCTGCGGCTGGCCGGGCTGGATCTGCGTACGCAAAAGCGCGAGGGCGGCCAGTTCGGCTTCGAGACCGCGGGTGGCCGGATCCGCGGCCATGTCGACGGCGTCATCGTCGACGGACCGGACGTCGGGCTCGCCTGGCCTGTTCTCTGGGAGCACAAGGCGCTGAAGGCCTCAAGCTGGAACGACACCATCAAGAAGGGCGTGCGGGTCTCAAAGCCGGTCTATTTCGCGCAGATGCAGATCTACATGGCCTATATGGGCCTCGGGTCGGCGCTCTTCACCGCGCTGAACAAGGACACCTGCGAACTCTACCATGAGCATCTGCCCTTCGACCCGCCGACCGCGCAGGCGCTGTCCGACAAGGCGGTGGCCGTGCTGCGCGCCGCGGATGCGGGCGAGCTGCTGCCGCGGATCGCCACGAGCCCCGACTTCTATCTCTGCCGGTTCTGCCCGTTCTCGGCGCGTTGCTGGGAGGCCCAGGCATGACTGTCACGCTGTCCGAAATGCAGAGCCGCGCGATCGCGGCCATCCGCAACTGGTACGAGACCCGCCGCCACGAGCAGCAGGTGTTCCGGGTGTTCGGCTATGCCGGCACCGGCAAGACCACGACCACGGCGCAGGCGATCGACGCGCTGGGGCTGGCGCCGATGACCCCCGGCGCGCCGGGCGGCGTGCTCTTCGGTGCCTTCACCGGCAAGGCCGCGCTCGTCATGACGCGCAAGGGCACGCCGGCGCAGACCATCCACAGCCTGATCTACCGCGTCTCCGAGGCGACGCCGGAAGAGATCGAGCGGGTGACCGAGGACCTGGCGGAGTTGCGTCGCGAGCTGCCGCGCATGGGGCCGGCCGAGCGCGACTTCGCCATGACGCGGATCGCCCAGCTCGAGATGCGGCTCGAGGACATCCACCAGCCGAAGTTCCTGATCAACGAGCAGTCGATCCTGCGCGACGCGGACCTCCTCGTCCTCGACGAGGTGTCCATGGTGGGCGAGGACCTGGGGCGCGACCTTCTGGCCTTCGGCAAGCCGATCCTGGTGCTCGGCGATCCGGGCCAGCTGCCCCCGGTGAAAGGCGCCGGCTTCTTCACCGAGGCCGCGCCCGACGTGATGCTGACCGAGGTGCATCGGCAGGCCGAGGACAGCGCCATCCTGCGCCTCGCGACGCTCGCGCGGCAGGGCGCTCCGATCCCCATGGGTGCGCATGACGACCATGTCTGGAAGATGTCGCGCCATGAGGTGGGCCCGGCGCAGATGCTGCGCGGCGGCCAGGTGCTCTGCGGCACCAACGCGACGCGGCGCTGGCTGAACACCGCCATGAAGCGCGCGGCCGGGTTCGAGGCCGACTATCCGACAGGCCACGGCGAGAAGATCATCTGCCTGAAGAACCGCCACGATCTCGGACTGATCAACGGCATGTTCCTGACGCTCAGAGACGTGCGCCAGGATCCCGACGACGCCTTCGCCTTCAGCGCCATGGTCGAGACCGAGGACGGCGAGGCCATCGCTGGCCGGCAGAGTTTCTGGCGCGGCGAATACGCCGACCACGTCGCCTACGACCCCGAGCGCGGGCACCGCGAATGGCAGATCAAGCGCGGCCTCATCGAGAGCAGCTGGGGCTACGCCATCACCTGCCACAAGGCACAGGGCAGCCAATACCCCACGGCCATCGTCGTGGATGACGGCTTCGGCCGCACGGCCGCCGATCGCAACCGGTGGCTCTACACCGCCATCACCCGCGCGGAATGGGGGCTCGTGATCCTGTCATGACCACATCGTCGAAGAAGGAGAATTCCATGCAGGGTCGATCCCGAGATCCGCGCACGGCAGAGGAAAAGGATGCAGAGCGCCACGCATTCGCCGCAGCGGCCGGAACGAGCGTCGAGGAGGTTCGAGCGCTCGAGGAAGCGCTCCGAGAGGTGCCGATCGAGCATATCCTGGAGGAACTCTTCGGGCCGGACCACGGCGCCTTCTACGATGAGGGCGAGGATCTGTGGATCGTTCCGAACCCAAAGCACCAGGGACCGGGTTTCGGGTTCATCGCCATTCGCAGCGACCGAAGCTGGTTCGGAGGTGTCGTTCCACCGGGAGCCTTCCAATGAGCGCCCTTGTGATCGACCTCAACGATGTCGCCCCGGCCCATGCCCAGCCCGCACGCTACGATCTGGACCTCATCGTGCGGCGCCTGCGGGAGACGGCCGAGAGCTGGGTGCCGCGTCTCTTCCCGAACGGCAAGCGCGTCGGTGATGAATGGCGGCTGGCCAACATCCGCGGAGACGCGCCGCGCAACACCGGCTCCTGCGTCATCACTCTGCGCGGTCCGCATGCCGGTGACTGGATCGACTTCGACGGCAACGCGGGGGGCGGGCCGATCAGCACGATCGAGGAAAGCACGGGCCTTTCCGGGCGCGATCTGATCGTCGAGGCGGCCGACATGACCGGCGTGTCGGCCGGTGCCCCGATGCGCGAGGCGCCCCCCGCCAAGCCTGCGCCAAAGCGCGATGCCACGCAGGATATCGCCCATATCCTGTCCAGGGCCGTGCCGGTCACGGACACGCCTGGCGCGACCTATCTCGCCGGGCGCGCACTGACCGTGCCCGACGAGACCGATCTGCTTTTCCACCCCGATCTGACGCATTGGGAGACGAAGACCGGCTATGCCGCGCTGCTGGGGCAAGTCCGCGATCGCAGCGGCGAGGTGATCGGGCTGCACCGCACCTACCTCGTTGAAGACGGCGACGAAGTGCGCAAGGCACCGGTCTCGAAGCCCAAGATGATGCTCGGACGGATCGCTGGCGGCGCCGTGCGGCTCGCGCCGCTCGGAAACGGCGACCGGCTGGCGCTGTCCGAAGGCATCGAGACCGGGCTCGCGGTGATGACCGCCTGTCCCGATCTGCCGGTCTGGGCGACGCTCTCCACCTCTGGCCTCGAACAGATCGATCTGCCGCCCGCAGCGCAGCGTGTGCTTATCCTCGCGGATCATGACGTATCTGGCGCCGGCATGCGTGCAGCCGAGGCCAGCGCTCGCCGCCTGCGTGCGCAAGGGCGCGATGTCGCCATCGCCCGGCCGCCCGCAGAGGGCCAGGACTTCAACGACCTGCTGCTGAGCGAGGGCCCTGCCGCCATCGCGGCCCTGATCGCCGATGCGGAGGCCATCACCGCCGGGGCCGATGCGGTCCTGCAGATCGGTCAGCACCGTCCGCTCAACTATCAGGGCTCGGGCGAGACCATTCCGACCCTGCGCGCTGACGAGGGGGATCTGGGCCGCGCGGTGGCGCAGGTCTGGAGCGTGGTCATGGCCTCCAACCGCACGCCATGGGTGTTCCGCTTCGCGGGCCAGCCCACATGGGTCGTCCCCGACGATGAGGGGCGGCCGGTGGCAACCATGCTCAACGAGGAGCGCCTGCGCCACATGCTGGCGCGACTGGCCCGCTGGGTCCGCGAGAACGCCAAGGGCGAATTGCTGCCGGCACCGCCGCCCGTGGCCGTGGTCAAATCCGTACTGGCCACGCCTGACCCGGCGCTGCCGGTGCTGACCGGCATCGTCAACACGCCGGTCTTCGGTCGCTCCGGCACGCTGATCACAGCCCCGGGCTATCACCCGGACGCGCGACTGCTCTATGTGCCCGCGCCGGGCTTTGCCGTGCCAGACATCCCAAACCGGCCGACCGAGGCGGAGATTGCCGCGGCGCGCGCCCTGATCTGCGAGGACCTGCTCGGGGACTTTCCCTTCACGGGCGAGGCAGAGCGCGCGCATGTCGTGGCGCTCCTGCTGCTGGGCTTCCTGCGTGGCATGATCGACGGGCCGACGCCACTGCACCTGATCGAGAAACCTACGCCCGGCACGGGCGCGACGCTGATGGTCGATGCAGTCGCAACCATCCTGACCGGCACTGGTGCCAGTGTCATGACCGAGGGGCGCGATGACGAGGAATGGCGCAAGCGCGTCACCGCAAAGCTGCGCCAGATCCCGTCGATCATCCTGATCGACAACCTGCGCGCCAAGCTCGACAGCTCGGCCGTCGCCGCCGCGCTCACCGCGCCCTTCTGGGAGGATCGCGTTCTCGGACAGTCCGAGATGACGCGCCTCCCGATCCGCTGCCTCTGGATCGCAACCGGCAACAACCCCGAATTCTCCAACGAGATGGCGCGCCGGCTGGTGCGCATCCGGCTCGATGCCAATGTCGAACGCCCCTGGCAGCGCGCAGGCTTCCGCCATCCCGATCTCATGGTCTGGGTGCGCGCCAACCGCGGCCGCATCGTCGCCGCCTGCCTGACGCTCTGTCAGGCATGGATTGCCGCCGGCAAGCCGCGCGGCAGCAAGACCATCGGCTCCTACGAGAACTGGGCGCAGGTCATGGGCGGCGTGCTCGCGACAGTCGGCATCCCCGGCTTTCTCGGCAATCTGGAAGAGATGATGGAAGCCTCCGACAGCGAGGGCGCCGGCTGGAGCGCCTTCATCGCCGCCTGGTGGGACAGGTTCGGGACGGCCTCTGTTGCTGCCGCTGAACTGTTCGACATTGCACTCCTGTGCGATCCTGCGCCACCGATGAGCAATGGCAATGATCGTGCGCAGCGCACTGCTTTTGGCATGGCAATCTCGCGGATGCGAGACCGGATATTTCGGGTCGGAACGCTGCAGGTGAGGATCAAGAAAGCCGGTGTCGAGCACAAGACCACGCGTTGGAAACTGGATCTGTGCGACTCCGAAACACCGCAGAATACCGGCACTCAACCTGAGGTTGGGGGACCTCTGCCTTCAAAGGGGGACCTCGAAAATGAAGGTCCCCCCGACCAACCTGTTGAAAACATTGGCCGAGGGGGACCTGGGGGACCTAGGGGACCTTTTTCCGCCCCTTCACACACGCGCATGCGCGCACGCGCGCACGAAGAGGATAGCCCCGGAAAAGGTCCCCCAGGTCCCCTAGGTCCCCATAACGAAGCGATTTCAGATGTTTACGACGGGGGACCTCTAGGGGGACCTCGAAATGAAGGTCCCCCGAAGCCCGACTGGCTGCGCGAGCTCGACCCATGAGCTGCGCGTGCCACCACCCCCTTCATCCGACGACGGCGGCCGGACCTGCCCAGGCATCAACCGCCGTCGTCTTCCAGCCCCAAGCAGCCAACCAGAAAAGGAGACCACCCATGGCTGATAAGACTCTCGCCACCGCCGCAATCGGCGCAACCCCGGAAACGCACATCCCGCCCGCGGCGGCGCGCACCATCCTGGCGCTCGACCTCGGCACCACTACCGGCTGGGCCATTCGCGGCTTTGATGGCCTGATCACCAGCGGCACCGTCAGCTTCCGCCCCGGCCGCTACGATGGCGGCGGCATGCGGTATCTGCGCTTCACCAACTGGTTGACCGAGATTGACCGGCTGTCCGGCCCGATCACCACGATCTGGTTCGAGGAAGTCAGGCGACATGCGGGCACCGATGCGAGCCACGTCTATGGCGGTCTGATGGCCACGCTGACCGCGTGGGCCGAGCTGCGTGGCATCCCCTATGCCGGCGTGCCGGTCGGGACCATCAAGCGTCACGCCACCGGCAAGGGCAATGCGCCGAAGCAGGCGATGATCGACGCAGCCCGCACACGCGGGTTCTCGCCCGCAGATGACAACGAGGCCGATGCCATCGCCATCCTGCTCTGGGCCATCGAGACCCGGGGAGGTGCGGCATGAAACGCAATCGCCATATCGGCGTTGAGCGCCGCGACGGCTTCGACGTGGGCCGCGATCCGCGCGACATGTCAGCGGGCGATCTGGAGCAGCTGGGTCACGCACGCGTGTCGCCGCTGCGCGCCCTTCGCTTGAAATGCCTCGACTGCTGCAATGACTCCGCGCAGGAGGTGCGCCTCTGCACAGCAGTCGATTGCCCCAGCTGGCCTTTCCGGATGGGCAAGAATCCTTGGGCCAGCGAAGCGCGCCGAGAGATTGGGCGGTCTGCTGCGCGCAGATTGAACGCAGAGCGCGCGGCACCCCAGTCTGACCGGCTCCAAACGAGCAACTCGCTTTCCGATGGGGCGAAGGTGGCGCCAGAGCAGGACGTCGATTTTTCCCTCAACCTGACCGACGAAAAAGAAGAGAATCAAAAATGACCCGCATGCGGTTCACCCCCAAGGGCTACGGCGGTCACCGTCGCGATCCCGAACAGGTCAGGCGCGACGGCTGGCATGAACTGCACATGCTGGCGGTCTCGCTCGATGACCATCGGCTCACCTGGCCGGAGCGCGAACTGGTGCGGCAACTGGGCGAGCGTCTGTATGGCAAGCTCCCCGCGGTCCGGGAGGTGGGCAATGACTGACTGGACCACGGGCCGCGTACAGGACCGGCTGGAGCTCGCCGCCGATGTCTTCGCGCAACTGCCCGCAGTAAAGCCAACCGGATATTTCAACGCCTGGCCCGAGTATCTCCACAGCTTCGCCGATCACGTGGGTCAGGAACCCGAGATGAAACGCCCGCGCCCAAGCCCGCGCATGATCACCGAGGCCGAGGAAGCCATGCTCTGGCTGCGCTGGCTGGAGCGCGACGACGCCCGGATCGTCTGGCTGCGCGCCAATCGCAAGCCGTGGAAGAAGATCACCTGGGAGATCGGGCTGAGCCGCCCGGCGGCCAACCGCCACTGGCAATACGGCGTCGCGCTGATCACCTGGCGGCTCAACGGGCGCGTGCCGTCGGCAAGGCGATCGAAGCGCTTCGTGGTCGAGAACGCTGACCGGCTGTCAAGAAAAATCGTCTTGTGATCGAATTTCCGGGGAGACATCGCACGGCAAGACAAATTCGCTCTCAGGGCTTACATATTTCTTAGAATGGGGATTGTGCGGCTGGCGCAGGGCGCGCCGCACGTTCCCCGATCTTCCATCAGGATTGGTATTTCATGACGGCCATGCGTCCACTTGGCTTCCGTGATTATATCCGGAGCAACGGGTTCCACACTGTCTATCTCCTGAAACCCGTTCAGGGCGCACCGGTGAAGATCGGGATAAGCGAGGATCCCCTGCGACGGATCGCAACAATTCAGGCCAGTCACTTCGATGAACTCGTCTTCCATCGGTTCTGGTGGCTGCCAGGTCTGGCAGTCGCCGCACGGATCGAGAGCGCCTTCAAGAGCAGCTTTTCGCCCTACAACATTCGGGGCGAATGGTTCGACATGAAACCCGAGACGGCAGAGGAGCAGGTCGAGGCGGCAATCAAAGGGCTCAACATCTGGAGCCTGACGCAATCGGAGATGGAACGCCTCTTCGAGGACTGGATGTACAAGAAATGGGACCTGCCCCGACACGCGCCGTCGCCGCTGGCGGGGACACCACCGCGAAAAGACGAGCCCTGGCAGCGGCCACCGAAGCGCGCACGCGAGCCGTACAAGCCGCAGTGCCCTTGGGGGCATCGAAAGCCGTCAGCTTGAACTGGCCGGCCTCCGCTGGATTCCGGGGTCCACCCGGGGTCCAGTTTGGAATCCAGAAGGGGACACGATGGCATGCGAGCGGCGACAGTTCGACACCGGGCAGACGGTGACCGGTTGACCGGAAAAACTGTCTCCGCCGACCCGTAAGCCGTTGATTTTACGGTTCCTTTTCGTGCACTTCGTATGCTGGCGGGCGAAGCGCGCAATTTCGCTAGCGTCAGGGCGATTTTTTTGGGAGTCCACCCCGGTCGGAATCCACCCTGGGACGCCTGAAAACGACGTAAAATCAAAGGCATGACTGGACTCCGCAGGTGGATACCTGCTGGACTCCGGAGTCCAGTTTGGAAGCCATTACTGGGGTCCACCTGCGGAATCCAGCTGGACCCCGCCCCCAGAAGCCACCGTGCCGCCCCTCGATGGGCGCGCGCCAACCAATCGAACAGGATCATCCTCATGACCCTCGCCTTCGCCCCCGAGCGGATCGAGCACTGGCCGCTGGCCAGGCTCCAGCCCTACGCGAAGAACGCCAAGCAGCACGGCGCGGACCAGGTTTTGAGGCTCGCCGCCAGCATGGCGGAGTTCGGCTGGACCGTGCCCTGCCTCGTCGCCGAGGACGGCGAGTTGATCGCGGGCCATGGCCGCGTGCTGGCCGCCACGCAGTTGGGGCTGACCGAGGCTCCGGTGATCGTTCTCGGGCACCTGACCGAGGCGCAACGGCGGGCCTACCGCATCGCCGACAACCGGCTTGCCGAGAGCCCATGGGACGAGGCGCTGCTGTCGGCCGAACTGAACGAGTTGCTGGCCGAGGATTTCGACCTGTCGCTGGTCGGCTTCTCCGACGGCGAGTTGGACAAGCTGCTGGCCTACGTCGCGGAAGACGACGGTGAAGAAGGTGGCGCCGGGGACTCCGTGCCGCCGGTGACCATCCCCGAACCGCCGCGCAACCCGGCGTCGCGCACCGGCGATCTGTGGCTCCTTGGCGATCATCGGCTGCTGTGTGGCGACAGCACAAACCACAATGATGTGCGCCGGTTGATGAATGGCCAGCGCGCGATCCTGTTCGCTACCGACCCGCCGTATCTGGTGGATTACGATGGCTCGAACCATCCGACCCGCAACAAAGACTGGTCGCAATCCTATGGCGTGACCTGGGACGACAGCAGCCAAGGGGCGGAACTCTATGACGGGTTCATCGCTGCAGCCGTGGGGGAAGCCATCGCCGAGGATGCGGCCTGGTACTGCTGGCACGCCTCGCGCCGCCAGGCGATGCTCGAAGCCTGCTGGGAGAAGGCGGGCGCCTTCGTGCACCAGCAGATCATCTGGGTGAAGGACCGCGGCGTCCTGACCCGGTCCCACTACCTCTGGAAGCACGAGCCCTGCTTCATGGGCTGGCGCCGCCCCAACCGCCCTCCGAAAGTCGCCGAGCAGACGCTGCCCTCGACCTGGGAGATGCCGTCCTTCGCCAAGGACGAGCGGCCCGATCACCCGACGCCGAAGCCGCTCGACGCCTTCGGGATCCCGATGCGCCAGCATGTTGCGCGCGGTGGGCTTTGCTACGAGCCGTTCTCCGGCTCCGGCTCGCAGATCATGGCGGGCGAAGCCAATGGCCGCCGCGTCTTCGCGATGGAAATCAGCCCGGCCTACATCGACGTGGCTGTGGAACGCTGGCAGGCGGAAACGGGGCGAGAGGCAATTCTCGATGGTAATGGCGGAACCTTCGCGCAGGTGAGAACCGAGCGGCTGGGCGACGACGGCGACGCCCCGGTCGATGCCCCAGCAACGGACGTCGCCCCCGAACCCGCGCGAAAGCGCCAGACCGCCGCGTGACATGCATGACCTGGCTCTACCTTCCTCCGGACACGCTTCCGGAGCCGCAGACGCATGCCTCTTCGGCCTCTCGCTCTGTTCCGGCGCGGGCGGTCTCGATCTCGGGCTCGTCCTCGCCATCCCCGGCTATCGTGCTGTGGGCCATGTCGAACGGGAAACCTACGCCGCAGCCACTCTCGTGGCGCGGATGGAAGACGCGTCCTTGGATCAGGCTGTTGTCTGGGACGACGTTGGAACCTTCGACGGCAGCCCTTGGCGCGGCGCGGTGGACATCGTCACTGCGGGCTATCCGTGCCAGCCGTTCTCCGTCGCGGGCAAGCGCCGGGGCGCGGACGACCCGCGCCACCTCTGGCCGCATGTCGCCCGCGTCATCGGCGAGGTCCGGCCGCCCTTCGTCTTCCTCGAAAACGTCGCCCATCATCTCCGCCTCGGCTTCCCCGAAGTCGCCAGCGGACTGGTCGGCATGGGCTACAAGCTTGCGGCAGGCCTCTTTACGGCGGCGGAAGTCGGCGCGCCCCACAAGCGCGAGCGGCTCTTCATCCTCGCCATCCGCGAGGGGGACGAGCTGGCCGACCCCGCGCGCCTGCTCCGGCACCCGGTCGAGTGGCGGGAACCGGACGGAATTGCTGCGCCTCTGGCCGACGCCGAGGGCCAGCGCCAACGAGAACCGGCAAACGAAACCGACGCCATCGCAGGCTGCGGGCCAGCACGGTATGAACCTCGCGACGACAGCCGCGACGTGGCCGACGCCGCAGATCGACAGTTTCCGCAGCCGTGGCGGCGAACGACGAGACGAGAAGGGTCTGGACCGGATGGCGCGGGACTGGCCGACGCCGATGGTGAACGACGGCTGCAAGCCGAGCGCGGGCAATCGCCGGTCGGCCGACCTGACGCGTTCGGCGGGGATGTGGATGACGCCGACGGCGCGCGATCACAAGGACGGGGCGACGACATTGGCGAATACGCCGGTGAACGGCCTGCTTGGCCGCCAGGTCCTGGTGACGCCGATGGCTGGGAGCGATACCTGCGATGTGCGCCGGACGCTGAACCCGCTGTTCGTCGAGGCGCTGATGGGCTGGCCCACCGGGTGGACCGGCTTCGGCTCTGCGGCAACGGCGTGGTCCCCCTGGTTGCAGCGCATGCGCTGCGAACTTTGGCGGCTCAATTGCTGGCCGATGGATGAGGAAGTCACATGAAACAGACGCGCACCATGTCGCTGGTCGAGGCCGTCACCAACGTGATCGTGGGCTACGGCGTCGCGGTCATTACGCAGATCCTGATCTTTCCGGTCTTCGGGTTGCACGCGACGCTGGCGCAGAATCTGAAGATGGGATTGGTCTTTACCGTCGTGTCGATTGCACGTGGCTATGCCTTGCGACGCCTGTTCGAGGGCCTGCGCTGAGGCCGGATTGCTTGACCCCGCGCAGGCAGGATGGTCTACGCCGCCGCAGATCGGATCAGGCGGACAGGTGGAATGCGCGACCAGGACGACATCAGGGAAAAACTTGCGAAGCTGGAAGCGCTGTTTTCCAGAGGGGCCACAGCGGGGGAACGTGCCGCAGCAGGTGCTGCGCTTGAACGGCTGCAATCCCGGCTGGATAGTGATGCCCCGTCAAAGGACGAGCCAGTCATCGAGTTGCAATACTCGTTGCCCGATGTCTGGGCTGTGCGGCTGTTTGTGGCCTTGTGCCGCAAGCATGATGTCAAACCCTATCGCTATCCGCGCCAGCGCCGCACGACGGTCATGGTGCGGGTCCAGCAGACGCGCTTCGAGCAAACCATCGCGCGCGAGTTTCAGACCCTGCATCGCGAGTTGACCAGCTATTTCAACGAGACCCTGAACCATCTCATCGCCAATGTCATGAAATCCGATGGCGATGACGAGAATCTTGAGCAGCGCCAGATCGGCAAATGAAAAACGGGCCAGCACATGGCTGGCCCAGTTTGAGGCAGTCAAGTCGGCGCAGGCAAGTGCCGACTGAGAGCAGATCGACAGCGAATGCCTGATCTTCAGTGAAGTTATGCAGAGCGCCACCGATTCTGCAATACGGAAGCAACTATATTTTGTGCTCTGGGGTTCTGGAGTATCTTAATCTGGTGTTGCGGCGCGATAGACCCGCCCGCGACCCTCGACTTTCTCGGAGGTGATCGTCAGGCCAAGTTTCTTTTTCAGCGCGCCGGACATGGCTCCCCTCGCAGTATGCGGTTGCCATTCGAGTGCTGCGACGATCTCATCGATGGTCGCGCCGCCCTCGGCGCGGAGCATCGCGATGACTGCCTCCTGCTTGGTGCCGCTCCGGCGGCGGACGGTCTTGGGTGCGGGCGCAGTCTCGGTTTCGGTCGGGGCCGTGTCGCGCGTGTCATCCGTGATCCCGAGGCTGCTGTAGGCCAGCGGGGTGGCGCGCAGAGTGACCGGGCCGCGCTCCTCGTCGTGCCGGTACACGGTGTTGAGGTCCGTGGCTTCGATTTCCTCGATGAGCCCGCGTTTCAGCAGGCTCTTGCAGACATTGCCGACCGCGCCGCCCTTGAGGCTGGCGGTGACGGGGAACACCATCCCGTCCTCGCGCGCACAGGCGGCGGACAGAATGACGGCTTGGGCGTCGGACAGCTGGATCTGGGTCATGGATGGTCTCCGGTTTAGGCTCGTGCGAAATGCAGGAGCTTCTACCGGGTGAAGCCCGCCATGATGGCGGGCCGCTCCGGGGCTTGGGCGGGAAAGATCACTCGGCGTGCTCGCCTTCGCCGAAGGCGCTGTCGGTCATGCGCTTCAGGAGGCCGGCGTAGTGCTCAAGCGTGCCGACCATCGCCCAGCCGACTTCGTCGGGGTGGGCGTTGAAGTGGTCGTCGCTGAGCGCCTGCAGACGGGCGAGCCGTTCGTCGATTTCGGCCTTCTTCCCGATGAAGGCATTCAGCGCGGCTTCTTTGTTCTTCCGCGCTTTCTCGGCGCGGAGTTGATGGCGGGGTGTGGTGATCGGGTTCAGGCTGGTCATGGCGTGGCTCCGTTGGGTGTGTTGCATCGTGCTTGTGCAATCAGAATCGCTCTTGCGCGTCTGAAAGTGTAGGCAAATCAGAGCCATAAGATTGTGTTCTGATCATCCGACCCGATCATCATCGATCAAAGCAGACTGCTCGGCCGCGTGTCGCTGGGCAGCGTCGGGCGGGTCGCGATGCACATTGACCATGGCCACGAACAGAGCGCGGCTGATGGCCGCCACATCGTCGGCCCCGGCGCTGGTGAGGTCGGCATCATGGACAGCGATGGCCTCGCCCAGATCGGTCAGGGCGTAGAGGGTCGCAAACTCCGCCTCGGGCGGGTCGGATGTGATGGTGTCGCGGTCATGCTCGGACACGGCCACGCTGCGGCAGAAGCGCAGGTCGAACCCGATGGCGCAGTTGCGCCGGACAAGATCGTCGAGGGTCTCGCCCTCGGGCAGGCAGTTGAGGGACAGGTCCGTCAT